CTAGCGTCCTTTGTTTTTAACCATCCGTGTTTTACGTCTTTGTCGTCTAGTCCTAAATTATTTGATTCACGTTTAATTGCACGGAATTGTTTTACCACTTCAAATTCGTCATGGCTTATGCGTGGTCTGAAATTACCCATTTATTAAAGTTTAGTGAGAAGTCTTATCCTACTTCTAAAGGTTTCATTCAAGGTCAACCTAACAAGGAATCCTAAAATGAATGCCAATATTACGATAAACCAATTGATTTTTGTTTTAATTATGTATTTATTTTGATACTTTACCTTCTGTGCTTCTGCTTTGATGTACTTTGTCTTGTACTTGTATTCAATACGTGTCTCAAATCGTGTCTTAGGCACGTAGGATGTCTTGTTACGAATGATCGTATCTTTTTGAACAATTACCTTCTCCCAATAAATTGAGTCTCTTAGAATGTATGGAATTGAGTCTATTGTAGATATTTGTATTGTGTCGCTAGTTTCGTCACATTTGTATCCTTTCTTCATTGCACGTACAACGTGGTAATGAGCAGAGCACGACAATAACAGGTGCACTGTAATAAAAATAAGCGCAACTTGTTTCATGACTTGAAGAATGAGCGCTTCTTATCTGCGCGGTTTTTAGATTGAGATTGCATACGGGTCTTGGTCTTTGACAAGTGAGATACATCCTTATTATCCATATTACCATGTGTTCCCTTCTCTCTATTAATTTTTTGTAACTCCGCTCTGTACTTCTGTCTAGCAGGAGTGTCTTGATACTTAGAGTCATATGCTAGCTTCTTCTTGCGAGCCTCCGGGTTGTCGTGGTAGTACTTAGCTGTCTTCGATGTACCTGTCTTAGTACCTGCTAGCTTGTTTCTCATTAGAACTCATTTATTAAGCAGTAAGTAACTAGCTTCTCAGTCTTCAATAACCTGATCATGGTCTTGTACTTATTCGGGTTATTTACAACTTGGCATCCGGCAGACCACCATCCAATCTCACTACCTGATGCACCATCAAGGTTGTACGTGTTAGGGTGGAAGTTAATACCGTAGTAACCCGCCTGTAACTTTCCTTGCTCTTCAGACTTAACATCCTTGTCAGTATCACGATATACTTTTATCTTAGATCCTAACTGAAGTAATGCCTCAACCTTTCCGTTGTGCTTTCCGTACTTCCAAAGGTTATAGTACCACTCGTCAGATTTAACTACAGCAGCTCCATCGTTGTTTACCTTCTCAAATTGCTTGAGTGTAGGTGTCCCCGGATTAGTTGTAGCTGATGTAACCTCGATAAACTCTTCACCCTTGAATAGGTATATCTTATCGTCAAACTTATTTGGCGTGTCTTCTTTAGATCTAACACCCAATAGCCAATAGCCATCAGGTATCTCTTTATAAGAGTCGAGTTGTTTAACTCTTTCTAAGAGCTCTATATCTTTAAAAGCACGAACCATATTACTTCTTTATGTTTCTGTATGTCTCAGCTACACCCTCTGCAGCTCTACGTATCTTTTTAACAGTTACCCAAACACCGCTTAGTACGTTGTTTCCTGAGATGTCAAACCAATTCTCGTTGATAGATGCAAGCTCAATGATTGCAAATATAATTAATAATCCATTTGTAAGCACTGCCTTGTTAAGTACAATGTCGTAATCTAACGCCTTAAGTACTGCATCCAAGAATGGAGTCAATACGAAGTAGTCAAGTGGAAACAATGGTACTACTAAGAATGCATAGCCAAGTGACTTAAATATATAACCACGTCTAAGCATCTTTGACTGAAATACATCCCTATACAGTCTATTTTCTTTCTTGGCGATGTACCTTAATGAGATTAACTTTACGATGGTATCAATTAATATGATGCCCATTAAACAAATTACCGATAGCTCTACCGGTGTCAATAAAGATGTCAACGCTACAATGAATATGGTTATTTTCTCTTTCATTTTCCCTGCCCCCTGTATTTTTTTTTATAAAGCTTAGATGTCTTGAGCTTTGACGTTTTGCTTTTTGAGTGCACACCCGTTCGCGTAGCCTTAGGCTTCGATATAAATGATGTACTTGACTGAACCTTTGCCATTATTCCTCTGTTGGTATGATTTCAACTAATTCGTTTATTTTGTTTATCGCTTGGAAAATAGTAGCTGAATCACTTAAGCTAAATACTCCTGCCTTTGCAGATGCCTCAAGTGCTTGAGCTAAAATTTGTATTGCTTGTTCCTTATTCATTGATAATAGAATTAATTTGTTCCATTTGCTCAATTGTTAAAGCTGATGCAAACCATTCGTACCCCATCATTATGCGTAAATGCTCAACATTCCTTTCAATTGTTTCTGAATCATCCTCGTTACGATTGATTAAATCAACGCTATCAAATGCAGCGGATACGCTTTGAGCAATTTGTTCATGTGTCATTTCTTTTTCCATTATGCTAATAAGATTTTTTGTGCTACTCCGTTAATAATTACTGACCAAGTTTTAGTCGTTACAAGTGTTTCGGTTGTTACTGCTCCTGCATTTACCGTTGAACTACCTACCACAAATTGATTAATATTTGTTGCGTTTGCTCCATTTCCTAAAACTACGCATCCCGTTCTGCCTATTGCAGAAGCACCAATAACAACGCATTGTGTAGTGGTATTTAATCCCGATGCAGCATTTGAGGCGTGACCAACAAATACGTTATTATTTCCCGTTGTTACAACTGTTGCTGATTGTGCACCAATAGCTATATTGTTTATACTTGTAGTAAAACTACTACCCGCACTTTGTCCAATTCCAATACAACTACTCGCAGTTGTTAAAGCTAATAAAGCATTTGCACCAATCGCTGTATTAGATGAACCCGTTGTAATTGCTCTTCCTGCAAAATACCCAATTGCTGTGTTTACATTTGCTCTTGAATTATACAAAGCATCTGCACCAACCGCTGTACTTTGATTATTAGTAATGTTTAAATTAAGTGCACTCGAACCTATTGCAGTGTTTGAACTTCCCGAAGTATTTGATGACAAACTATTATTTCCTAAAGATGTATTTTGCGTTCCAAATGTATTAGCTTGTAAACTAAAACAACCAAAAGCACTATTTCCATGACCTGTATTAAAATTGCTTTGCAGTGCATATTGACCAAAAGATGTGGTTGTGGCGTTATCATTTAGTCCATTATTCCATAATGTTTTGTTAGTGTTATCGTATTCCAAAAATGATGGAGCAGATAAAATTGCTAAATCTCCACTACCTAAAACATCATTCCCGTTAATTGTCTTAATGTTAGTACCGCTAAATAAAGTAGGTTGTAGTCCATTTGTTAACTGAGCACCCGTAATCTTACGACTGCCTGTAGATCCTACAAGGGACAACTCTAACTCATCTGTTGAAATTAAGTTCCTACCTAAAGGAGTTAATTCACCTATCTTTTTTCCTGCCATAATTGTATTATTATTCTGCCTCAGCCTTTGGTTTACTCGCTTCGTTTAAGATGTTCAAAATTGGAACTCCGAACTTCATCGGTAATTCACTTAAGATTTGCTCCAATTGCTTTACTTGCTCTTCGTTTAATGTGATCATGATTTATATAGATTAAATTATTACTACTCCAATTGCTTCAGCAACATACTCGTTTACTACTGAGTTGTCAGTACCCCAAGTTGCAAACTGCTCTTCAGTCAATGTATAGTTCCCTTGAGCAAGTTGCTTTCCTTCTTCGGTTAGCAATTGCCAATAGGTCGTGCAAGTCGTTGCAGTCGTTTCAAAGTTTAATACAAGCACTGTTAATCGTGTTGCAGTACCTTCGTTAAGTGGGTAAACTACGGGTTCAATAGCTACTCCGTTTGTTGGTGTTGTTGTCGTTTCCATTATTTATTTATAAAGTTATTACATTGGTGAGTGATTAATTTTAACCCAAGCACCTGCTTGATATACACACAAATGTGAAATCGTAGTATTATATACAACAAGTCCCTCAGCAGGTAAAGAAATAGCATTTACTTGTGTAGTTGTCATTCGTGGAGGAAGGAAGCCTTGATTAGTTGAAGTTACTGTAAGTGCTGCCGATGTATCTGAACGAACATCCACATATGAAGTGAATCCCGAAGAATAAGGTCTAATCCTTAAACCACCATCGTACCCACAATCTAACAAAGTTTTAAGGTAACCCGTTGTATCTCGTTTTAAAGCAGCAACGCCACCCGATAATAAAAACCCGCCATCATATCCCGCTGTTATACTATTAGCGTTTGTTGATTGATTTACATTACCAAACCTCGCAGTCCCATTAACGTCAAGCTTGTATCCTGCGTCTGTGGTGGTGTTGATACCTACGTTACCCGTTGATTGGAAAAACTTCATTGTGGTTGCAGTTATTCCCGTTGTACCCGATGCAGTTCCAATACTAAAGTTGTGAGTCGATAATGTTGTTATAGCAGTTTCATTAGATGATGGAAAATTAAAACGAATTGTTCCATTTGCACCATCTGAAAACTGAAATCCATCATTTGCAGAATTTGTATTAAAGACCATTCTTGCACCCGTTGTCGGTCTTATGGATATTTGAGAACCCGTTGGAGATGCATTATCTCCCCCGATACCCGTTCCAATAGTTACCGCTCCATTTGCACCCATAAAAAAACCAACGGCAACAACTGAACTATAACCCATCCACGCAGTTCCATTACTATTATCGGTCAACCTTAAAATGCTATTAGTTGTAGCAATGTTAGTGTTAAACCTTGACATTCCCGTTACGTCAAATTTATATGATGGACTACTCGTCCCAATACCCAACCTTCCGTTGGTATTATCCCAAAATAGATTAGCCGATTCTTGAACTACATTTCCCGTACCTTCAAACAAGACACGCCCAACAGTACCCGAAGTGATTGCAGTTGTACCGATTGTGATTCCCGTACTTACCGTAAACGTTCTATCTGCTGATAGGTCTTGTGTAGTTCCGTTTATTGTTAGGGTGCGAGTCGTTGGGACTAATCCTGACTTAGCAGAATTAAGTATCTCCTGTCCGGTAATCTTGCGGCTACCCGTCCCACCTGCCAACGACAACTCAAGTAGGTCAGTGGACGCTAAGTTCCTGCCTAATGCTGTTAAGTCATTTATTTTTTTTCCTGCCATCTTAGTCTGTTATACGCTCATCACCGTCATCAGTCAATCTGTTCTGATCTGCATCTGTAATCCTCTCGTTGGGGAATATAGGAGCGATAGAGTTGTCTCCTGCTACAGCAATTGTTATTGCTATCTGTATACCTGTCGTAATCATCTTACCAAAGAGCTACTATGTCTGATGCTCCTGTGTCTTCTGCAAATACCTTCAATACCTGAACGGGTAAGAACGTACCACCAAGAATATTTTTAAATATAACATCTTGTCCACCTCCCGTAATAACTCTAAGATCTCCTCCGGTCCCTATATACAATACACAAGACTCTTTTTTATTGTTGTTTGTATATACATAGTAACCATTATTAATTAAAAAATTATTAGCATTTAACTCTAGGGTCTGTTCATCAATAACCTTAACAACTGTTGCAGATGATGCATTTGAAGAATTATATACAATATCACCTGTCTGTACATTTTTAGTAATAAATTCAGCATTTGCATCCACTAATTGATTTAGAGCTGCACCTGTACTTACTCCTTCCTCAACTACGTTAGGGTATGGAATGTTTGCATCGTCAGATGGTACTATATTTAATGCAGTACTAACCTGCAGTTTTTGATAATTTGCCATGTCTTATTAATTTATAAGGCAAAGATAAGCAATATTTTAAAACAAAAAAGCCACCTGTGAAAGTGGCTTTGTATTGTTGTGTAATTTTTTATTTATGGGTATACTCTGATTTCAATAGATACATTTGTAAAACCATTTGTATTTGCAAATAAAGTAGTATAGTTATTTACTACTATTCCATTACTTTGAGGCACACCCATACTTGTATTATTATTTGCATATAATGCTAAAGGTCCCGTTATTGTACTACCAATATGCACAAATGTTTTACCAACAATAAAAGGACTACCACTTGGAAAAGATGGTAAACTTAAAAGATAGTCCCCTACACCTGAATATGTCCACAATAAAGTTGCATCTATAGTATTTTCTAATACAGTAGCTACAGGAGCATTTGTTCCTGATTGATTTAATATAGCAGTGTAAACTAAGTAACTTGATCCACCACCAACTGTCTCGATGATGTCAGCCATAGTTACCGGCTCTGTCTGCTCGTTTAAAATTGCTGACTTCTTTCCTGTTAAGTCAATGCTTGGTGCAATTCCAATGAACTGCGTGTCGTTTGCTATAATTGCCATGTCTTTTTTTTATTTATTGTTATACTATTTGTAAAGGTATGTAGTAATCAACTCCATTAATTTTTACTTTCCATCTTTTTGTAGGTGTAACAGATGCTGTATCTACAATCCCAACAGATTGTGTTGAACTACCTACAACAAATTGATTGTTTGCAGTTCCTGTAGCTCCTGAACCCAATACTACACTATACGCATACCCACTTGATGTTGCGCCTGTACCAATTGCAACTGCATATGACTCAGCGTTTGCGTTTTCACCAATTGCAACTGCAAAATTTGTGTTTGAACTTGCAACATCAGCATATTTACCAATAGCAACATTTCCAAACCCTGTATATAATGAATTAAAATTTGATGCTCCGACTGATACGTTATCTGATCCTGTTGTTAAATTAGTTGCAGATTGATACCCAACTGATACGTTATTTGATCCTGTTGAAATACTTATAGAAGCATTAGCCCCAATCGCAGTATTATTGTCTGAATTATTTGCAAATAATGCGCTTTCTCCAAGTGATACGTTATTGCTTCCAAGAATATTAGATTGTGATGCAGCTACTCCAATTGCTGTATTTGATGATCCCGTTGTATTATTTAATAATGAATAAGCACCTACCGCTGTATTTACTCCTCCTGTTGTGCTTGAAAACGCTGCATTATAACCAATTGAAGTGTTTAAAGTTCCGGTAGTATTTGAATAAGAAGCCTCATGACCAATCGCAGTATTATTATTAGCAGTATTGACTATATTAAACCAACTGTAAAACATAGCAATTGATGAAACCGCTATATATTTATCTTTGAATACTACACTGTTAGGAAATCTATAAACTAACTCGGAGTTTTGACCATCTGGGGTTATATTACTCTGATTGAGAACATTTTGGACTGTAGGAGGAGTTAATTTTTACCCTTTTGAAATTCTTGTTAATGCTGCTAGATATGCAGTTCAATTGAATACATATTTAATCCCTACATCTGCTCCCGCTGGCGCGGTTCTACCTTCTAACTTTAAAGGTTGGCCTAATGTAGCCCAAAATTCTCAAGTTTCATTTCCCGCTCAATTTAATTTAATAGTTGGATATCCTGCTGGTTTTATTTCAAATGGAAATGTTAATAATGCTTATGTTCCTCCTAGCCCATCAAATGCTAGTCAATCATTTGTTTCTAAATCATCATCAGGAACTCTTTCATATCTATCAGCATTCGCTCCACAAGTCCAACCTAATAACAATGTTCTATTCTCAATTTCAAATATTAATAACCCTTACTCTCAACCATCTAGTATTATTTATTCTCTATGTCCTACTGTATCAGTCGGACAACAGATTAATGAAACACCTCCTAACTTTATGTGGAATAAACTGATAGACGGAACCTATAATGAATTACGATTACAATTATTAGGAACTGATAAGAGAAGACTACAAATTAATGACCCTAATATGACAATTTTGCTTGTTATTAAGGACAATAGTGAGGGAGGTCTTAAGATATAATAAAATCTCTTGCTTAATTATATGAACGACATCAACGAGCAGTATTTAGACAAGTTATATGATGACCTATCAAGAGAGCAAGGTAAGATTTTGACTGATATTAAGACTGAATATCAGCGGTAGTATAAGGCAGTTTCTTTCCAGTATTATCTTCAACAAACTTCTTAATATTTTCGCTTGGATTTTGCCCGTATGGGTCAAAGAAAATTGGCTCTACTCTACCGTCAGGGTACTTATTCACCTGAAGACAAGTCCAATGAGTACCTTCATTCCTATTTCCCTCTGCATCAACGCTATCATCAAGATTAATAATATATGCTCGGTTATACTTTAGTTTTCCCTTAAGTTCATCTTTAAAGCATACCTTCTCCAAAGGGAAACTCATCTTTTCGGCAAGTTCGTAAAGTTGATGGTCTGTAAGCATATATTATTAAGATAGAAATTAATTTCGGTATAAGTCTCTTAATTAAAGTCTCTGGTATTGAGGCGGGAGAGTGTAGCGGAATTGGTAATTAGACGCTAAAGGTTGAGACTGTAATGCTTGAGGAAGTGAAGCGTTTGCCCCAACAAATCCTCCTCCTCTCCCAATCGTTGATTTTTCCCGTCTTAATGCTCCTCCTGA